TTAAAATAGGATACCTTGAACCCTTTTCATATTCAAAGATATTGCCCTCTAAATCATATTCTTTTTTACAAGAGCAACATCTTATAAGCATGATTTATCCCTTCACATATTCATATTTTACAGTGCAGTAATCAGTGGTAAAATTAGCAATACTGCAACCTATAGGACGATTAAGCCCCAAACTGCAAATCCATTTATCACCAAAACCAGCAGGATTTTGAAGATAAACACATTGCTCATTAACTATGGGAAAAGTAAAACCTTCCTTTAATTTTTTACAGCACTTGCCATACATAGAACAAGCACTAGTCTTGATTTTCCATTTATCGTCCCTATTTTTGAAGGCAATAGGTTCAATCCCAGCAATTAAATATAGGTTGCGGTAACTTAATTCTTCAAATACATCATCGGGAATTTCTAATTGTATTTTCATAAGCACTCCTTAAAAAATACTGGGGATTTGAGGGTCATCCCCTAACCTTCTATTCCCCTATAAGATTATGATATTTTATATGACAACTTCTACATAGGGTTATTCCATTATTAATATCAAACCTTAATTTTGGGAAATATGTAAAAGATTTTATATGATGAGCAATGATGTTTTTAGCTTTACATTTTATTCCACACTCTTGGCAAATATATTTACATTTTTTATAAACACTAATTGCCCAGTCTTTATATTCTTTAGTTTTTCTAATTAAATTATTTAAAGGAGTAACCCCACCTTTCCAAGCAGGGTTGTTTTCTCCTTTTTGTTTGCCTTCCCTATTTTGACTCCATTTTCTTAATGTTTTTTCGGAGTACACTCCAGTCCTACCTTTATTCCAAGAAGTGCAACCTTTATGGGATTCACTCATTTTTTCTTTAGTTCCTTCAGAATGTCGTTTGCCATAAAAAGGATTTTTATCCCCTGAAACAATACCTGTTTTACCTTTATTCCAAGGAATATGCCCTTCTTTAAATGATGTTCCACATATTATCTTTTTTGTTTCTTCTAAATAAACATTTGTTTTACCTTTATTCCAAGGTACATTGCCCTTTGTAAATCTCATAAATTAATCTCCAATCAATTTTGCAGTTATTTTTTCTGTACCTCCCCCCGAGGGGATAACGTGGGGAGCATCGGAAAATCTCTCTAGCCATGCTATTTTTGTGCCTATACCATTCGTTACAAAATAACCATAGTCTGTTGAAGCTTTTTCAAAAGTAAAAGTCGTTATTAGATGAGAAGCCGTAGTAACTTCCCCAACTGTTGAAACTGTCCAATCTGTACTCGGTAATACTTTTTCAGCATAACCCGTAGCCAACGCTTCAGTAAGACTTGCAAGTACGGTATTTTCACCTGGGTCAAGGTTATTTGTATAAAGATGTAATTTCAAATTGGCCGATGGAATTTTATTTACAGCAAAACTTAATAACAAAACTTCTCCTTCATGTGGTACTACTAATCCAGGCATTTCATTCACCTCCTTTCTTTTAATTTTTTTCTATTAAAATAAACCTTCCAATTCATTTATATCTCTTATCTCTAAATCCTTCGCCTTCTTCTTTTTCTCGTCTCCGGGCTTATAACTTGGAATTGAACTCATTAGCATTACCAAGTTTGCATAGCTATAATCCCATAAGATATCCCTCATAGACATCCGGGGAAAATAATGCATCAGCCCACCAATTATTCGCCAGGGGTTGTTGCCTTCCTGGTCTGTAGAAGATTCATCCCCTTTATCGAGACCAAAGACGCCAAAAAAGGGTTGACATCCATTTGTTGAACTATTACCGTCATTAGTTTCAACCCCTCCTTCGCAGTTAGGTTTTCATTCAAAAATTTAATTAATTTTTTTGACGGTTCTTTTTCTCTATTAACAATTCCATAGGCAATCATTTTAATTAATTTGTCTTTATTCTCAATGACATTTTTTGCCCCCAGATCTAAAAGATTAATCTCCTTCCCCTCGTTTTTCATAGCCCCCATTAATTCGTCAGTATTCAGATCCAACAGAATTTCGCTAATTTTTAACAATGTTCCCATCCGAATAGGGTAGATAACGAATTTTCTTTCAGAGGGGGTTAAATGAAGTTTATTAAGTATATTTTTATTCTGGATAGTAATTGTGAAGTCAACTCCCTTTTCGAGAATGGAATCTATGGCATCCTGGCGGATCTGGTTATCATCTTTTTTTTCTAATGGAATATTAACCTTTTCTTTTTTCTCTTTTGGCATATCTTCTCCTTCTTAAATTGTACCCGCCCTGATAATATTTCTATCTAGGGCGGGCAACGGATGATTCTTATAGGATCGTCATTTTAATTGGAGCAACGCTAGCACTAGCAGGCAACAGTACGTCAGCGGTAAATGTAACCTGTCCTGATTCGGTCTTGGCAAATCTCAATTCCCCGCCGGCATAAAGAGAAGCTCTGGCTATTTCAAATTTTAATTGTTTTGCATTTATTAGTTTAGAAGTAAGCTCAAAAGCTCTCTCACTTATTACTATTGCCGTATGAGGAGACTTCCAAATGGATGCGCCACTTGCGGCTCCCCCGAAAGCGTTTATCATTATACTGGTTCCTATATCCCTTGTGGCAAATTCTATGGTCTTCTTTCCTCCGGTGATTATCTGAACATCAGGATATTCAGTTTCTTCGCAGAACAGATCAGCCACTGAGGGGGCATTAAGCACGATATGCGCACTATCGGGAACTATGTGCTGTATGGTAACCAGAGAACCAGCAGACAAAGACGGTCCTATTCTTATTGATTCTAATCCTATCAATCTTATATTACTCATTATATTTTCACCTCATTTAATTTATTTTTCTATGAAACAGTGTATTCGTAAGTTTGCATAAGACATTGAAACCTGATCAACATCATTTAGTAAAATTTGATTTGTAATATCAAAAACATAATAATTTGAAGTGCTATTGTATGATTCTATTACTGCTGCTACTGCATCGGTTGTCGCTCTTAATTTCACTATATCGGGGATTCCGTTGTTAAAATTCTTACAATAGCAATTAACCATAAAGGTGGCATCGTTTATTATTTCGTCTCCGACATAGTTAGATAAGGGAATTATCACAATATCCCGTAATTCAGAATTTAAAGGTTTTTTATTCCTGTAGACCTTGCCATCGATTGTGGCTTTAACTGTATCCACATTGATAACAGGAAACAGTATATCGTTTATGTCAAAAGTTGTTTTCATAAACTATATTCCTTTATCTTTGATTTTAAGAGGGCTTTTGCTGCCGGTACGCTTCCGGTAATTACATCGTAACCCTTCGATTCTACGGCTGCGGCATATTCCATGCCCGCAACTACGATCAAGATAAAACCCTTTCTATTTTCTCTTAATACTTCTTCTGCTATTTTTTTCGCCTGGGATCTCCCCTCAGCTTTCCCTTCTATGTTTTCCTGAATGATATTTCCATCCCGGGCAATGATATATCCGATTGAGCTCCTTAGGTTTCCGGTCTGGTCTTGATATGTCCTTGTACTCCTGGCCTCATTGACGAAATTTTCGCCTACCATTGCCAGGGTCCAGATGATCCTTTGCTCTATGCTGACTGCAAATCTATCTATTCGTCTATCTATGTCCCCTGGTGAAAATTCAGGAATTAAAGGCATATCAACACTTCATTTCTAAATGTTTTTGATATTCAAACAATTGTAAAATTATATGTTCCTTGCTGAAAAAGGTTAATTTTGCGTCATCAGGAACGCTTCCCGCGCCAGCAAATAATGGAGAAGAAATAAACCAGTTATATCCGATCATATCCCCAGATTTCCCTATAATATATTTAGTTGAATTCGGTTGGGCATTACAGACAATCCCTATCGTTACCAACGTCCCCGGTGTATATATTCCGATTGAATATGTTCCGGGAGTATGATAACTTAAAGTAGCTGTATGAGGATATCTCTGTATCACCAGATTGCCTCCCCGGTAATTGTTGATTCGTCCATATCATATTTTTTTAAAATTGTTTTTGCCATTGCAATTAGTTGAACTCCACTATATTTTACTGAAAAAGCCCCTTCTCTTAAATCGGGATGTGCAGCAAGGGTAAAATAGAGGGATGCGGCAGCCAAATCTATGTTTTGAGAATTTTCTGCCGCGTAAGTCCCCTCGGCTTCAACTCCTCTATCCAAAAGAAGTTTCTCTAACAAATTATCATTCTTATATTCAGTTAGTGATTGTAGAGCCTCTTTGTTGGTTATGGTCATTTAGATTAATTACTCCCCCATACCCCAGAAGTTGCCACTTCAGTATCGAGTATCATTACTCTATCTATGGTTGGCCAACTTATAAATGCATTTAATTCGCCTTTTGTATATTCAGCTACAGGGTCAACATCAGACCATTTAGAAATTAATATTGGTCCCTTCTTAGCTTGCAATACTTGTTTAGGTGGATTGGTTTCTTCTGCAATAGGGCCGTAGAGCATATCTCCACATTTTAAATCTTCAAGGAAAGTTACAAAACGGTCGTCCGAATTTAACCAGGGGTCAACGTTTACAATTATATGGTTTACATCCTCATAAGCTATCCTTGTATCGATTACAACTATAGTAGGAAGATTTTCACTTGCCAATGCTTCATTGACTACGTTTAAATTCGGAGGTCTTTTTACCTTAACTCCGCCCCATAAAGCGAATGGAATTACGAAATTTTGAACTTCGGTAGATTGCCTGAATTCCACCCATTTAGATTGATTCATTAATATATACCGTGGTTTTATTCCAAGAGTACCCGCAGCAATCATAACATTTGTTATATCTGTTACAGGTGTCCCAGAAGCAGGGACTGTATCCCACACAACAGCGCAAGTCTGTTTATTCCCGATAGCTTGAGTTGGAAGTCCAAAATCTATAGCTTCTTCAGTTACTACTCCACCGGCATTTGTAGTTGTAGAAAGTGTTATTGTACCAGCCGACAATGCCTGAAATACCATCCATTCCAGTCTGGCATTCACGCCATCTACGCAGGCATCTAC